GAGATTCGCACAGGTGGATTCACCGGACAGATGTACGCCGGTGCGATCACTTGGGAAGCGACATGGACAGCATGGACATCGGACGGGTTCACCTATAACGGATCGAACGCTGACGGTTTCTACGGAATTGCGATTAGGTCGGGCGGCAAGTTCAAGGTCGGGACCGTCAACAAACCGACAGGAGCCGCACCTGCAACCGTCGATCTCCCCGACCTTGGCATCAACCCGACCGGTTACCTGCTAGCTTCCGGTTCGGAAGTCAACGAGGCAGGGACCACGCCGAACAGCGCGAGAGTCTCGATCGGTGTCACCGACGGAACACTTCAACAGAACATCTTCACTACCGGTGAACTGAACGCCGACAATCAGGATCAGCGGCAGGACAATGACGCTGTACTCCGGTTGGGTCAGGACGCCAACTCGCCCGCCGCAGTAGCGACCGCTTCAGTGATAACGGATGCCACACCGACGATCACGTTCGACCCGAACGATTCGAACGCAATGATTATCGGTGTGTGGGAGTGGGAGAGTGCCGGTGCAGGTACGCCCTACACAGAGACATCAACTGACGATGCCGATGTAACAGATGATGCGTTACGCGTCCACGATGCAGTACGAACATCAACAGATGACGCCGACGTAACGGACGCAACTCCCCGCGTACATGACGCTGTTCGGGTTGCTACCGACGACACTGACGTAACCGACGACATCTCTGTTGCTCTCACGATTATCCGAACAGTTACTGATGCTGTCGGGGTCATAGACGCAACCGCCCAAGTTGAAGAAAACGTTGAGGCCAGTGTCGAGACGGTGGGGGTCACAGACCAGACAGCCCGTGTTGTCGATTGGGTCCGCACAGTCACCGACGATATCGGAGCCACTGACGACACGCTTGTCACCGAAGACAACTTTGAAACAGCTACCGACCCCGCCGACGTAACAGACCAAACCGTCCGAGTTGTTGATGCTATCCGTGTAGCCACCGACGATGCTGACGTAACAGACACTGTTGACGCAGCTTTGATGGTTGCCGTAACGGTCACAGACGATGTCGGTGTTACCGACCAAACAACTCGCGTCGCTCCCGCTGTACGCACAGCCACTGACCCTGTTGGCGTCATTGATGCAACCACCCAAGCTGAGAAGAACGCTGAAGCATCCGTCGAGACTGTTGGTGTCACCGATCAGACAAGTCGTGTGCATGACGCTGTCCGCCCTACCCCAGACGACGTAGACGCCACTGACAGCGTTGCGACAGCGAAGGTAACCGTAATAACCGTCACAGACAGCGTCGATGCAGCGGATACAACAGTCAGAGTTCACGGTGCTGTTCGTGTTGCAACAGACCCCGTAGGTGTTACCGACGCAACCACCTCAGTCAAAGCTGTCGAACAGACCGTTACCGACCCTGTTGGCATTACCGATTCGACATCGAGCCAACTCACGGTTGCCGTTACGGTCACCGACGACATCGGTGTTACCGACCAAACAACTCGCGTCGCTCCCGCTGTACGCATTGCCACCGACCCTGTCGGCGTCATAGACGCAACGTCTCAGGCAGAGGAAAACGTTGAAGCTTCTGTCGAAACAATTGGCGTCACCGATGCGACAAGCCGAATCTGGGATGCTGACCGAGCCATACCCGAGGCTGTGGGTGTAACCGACCTCACGACAGCGACTCTTTCGGCTACCCAAACAGCTACAGACGGTGTTGGTGTCACGGACAGCGTTACGTCAATCAAGTCAATGGCAGTTGTTGTCACTGACGATGCCGACGTTACCGACGAGGTTGCTAAGGATACGACACTAACCGTTGCAGATTCTGTAGGTGTTACCGATCTGGTCCTTGATATCAAGAGTGCCACAATCACCATCACAGACGATGTTGGTGCCGTAGACCAGACTTCCCGCATTGCTTCTGCTGTACGGATTGTTACAGAATCCGTAACTGTCGATGACAGCACAACACAGGCAGAAGACAATGCTGAAATTTCTGTGGAAGCTGTCGGTGTCACAGATTCAACAATCAGGGTGCATGACGCTGAACGTGTCTTCACCGACAATGCCGATATCGTCGATTCGGTGGTGGTTGTTAAAGCAACTGTTCACTCGGTCACTGATGACGTAGATGTTGTAGATGCGACTTCGACACAACTCTCGGCAATTCGTCTTTCAACTGATGTTGTTGACATTACGGACGATACGAGTCGTGTATGGACAATTGAGCGCACAGTTACGGAAACTGTGGGAGTCGCAGATAATGCTTCTACGACTGGCGGTTACACGATTTTATCGCGTGACAGCGTTGACGTTACCGATTCTGTTAGCAGGGTGCATGACGCTGAACGTGTCTCCACCGACAGCACGGACATAACAGATTCCGTTCTTCAAGCCAAGAGCATATCGCTGACCATCGTTGACGCTGTAGGTGTAGAAGATACGACACTAGAGGGCGAAGAAAACGTTGAGGTAATCACCGATGCTGTGGATGCCTCTGATAGTGCTACAGCAATCAAGTCGATATCGGCTACTGTCGCTGACCCTGTTGGCGTCACCGATACGACATCGCGCATATGGGACATCAAGCGCACAGTTACCGATCCTGTAGGTGCAGTTGATTCCGTATCAGAAACTGGCGACACGATAGAGGTTTCTGTCGAGTCGGTGAATGTTACCGACGTAACCGTGAGGGTCTTCGACGCAGAACGTTCCGTTGCGGAAACTGTCGGAGTAACAGATTCAGTTACGCCAGTAAAGACAATTACGGAGGCAGTGTCCGAAAGTGTTGATGTCCAAGACGCAGTTGGTACAGCCAAGGCATCTTCGGCTGTTGTTGTAGAAAGTGTCGAGGTAACAGACAGCGTTCTGGGGGGCGAAACCAATCTAGAGTTGGCAGTCGAAACTGTTGACGTGTCAGACAGCGTTTCACCAGTTAAGTTCGTTCAAAGGACGGCACAAGACAATGCGGATGTAGAGGACTCTGTTTCCAGTGGCGGGTCGATGGTTCGTACTGTCGCTGATGATGCTGATACGACAGATGCGATATCTAGTTCTAAGACAATCAAGGTATCAATCGCAGAAAATGTTGGAGTGTCGGACAGTACGGCTGTGGCGAAGACATCGTTCGTATTCGTTACAGAATTTGTTGGGCTCAACGACCTTACGGCACGAGTCTTCGCGGTACTCAGAACAGCGAATGAACAGGTCGATGCCGGAAGTCAGGCTTCTCGCAGAATAGATTCCTTCCGTAGGATTACAGAGAACGCAAGTACCGAAGATGCTGTTGCTGCTGCCAAATTTAATGCGACAGTTATTGCGAGCGACGTTGCAGTAACTGACTCTGTAGCGACAGACCTAATTCATACATTGTTGTTGTGGAACAGGCAATATTCTGATGGTTACGACAATACGATAACTTCGTCGGATTACGATGACACAATTGGGTCGGACGAAAACAGTGACGTTGCATCATCTGCGGAATACGATGATACAATAGGTTCGGACAAATCATCTATGTCTGTTGGCTCTACCGTTGAAGGAAGTATTTGATGGTAAGATTAATTGCTGCAAAGGTTGGAATCAGATGGCTACACCTGTAAAAATAGACTTGGGTGCGTTTGCGGCAGGAGAAATCCCGCCCATACTGCAACACACATATAGAGATTTCGATGGAGTCGTTGTGGACCTTACTTCTTTTGGCACGCTGACTATGAATATCGAAGCTATCCCAGACGTTACTGGTCCCCTCGGTGATGGCACCATTGTTTTTGATAGTGACGGTTCTGACGGGAAAGTGAATTACACTTGGGAAGCCGACGATATGGCTGAACCTTCTTCTTATACAGCGCAAATGTGGGTATCGGACGGCACCAATCGCTATGCGTCTGACCTGATTATCTATACCGTATACGACGGGCCGGGAGATGCACCATAATGGCTACAGCAGTCGCAGACATAATCCCGGCGCTTCAACGTGAAGTCAATCCGCCCGGATTTCCACAATTTGCTGATGCGTTACCCGGAGATTACCTCGGTTATGTCGAAGACGGGTTTTGGGAAGGCCGACTGATGGGTGTATTCGCCGGTTGGACTGTCGTTGACGGCTCTACGTTGTCTTCTCCAATGAGCGGCAACTGGATTACCGACACGGGGGGCTCAGAGGAAGATTTCTCAGAGCCGGATCAAATGTTCCTTGTAATCATTGCTGGGTTCAGACTACTCCAACGCAAGTCTCTCAATCTTGCACAAAACTATCGTGCGCAGGCAGGTCCGGTGGAATACGAACTGCAAGTATCGGCAACCGTGCTTAGGGAAATCTTGCAGTCCCTAGAACGCAGGTTGAAGCAATACGCCGAACTGTATTCAGACCTTATCTCCGCGGAAGTCTTTGTCTACATGGACGGGGTAGCGCAATCCAGCTACGCTATGGTCGCGGGTTTACCAGAAATCACAGTGAGGTACTAACTAATGAGCAAATCATACAATTTCTATGATGATGGGTCGTCAAACGATTCAGAGGACACTGAAGCAGAGGAAGTCGTAGAAGAACAACAACCGGCACCTGTGGAAGAAGCGCCGAAATCTGATGGAGTTAGCGTAGTGCGACTCCCTTCGGGACGGATTACGAACAAGTAACCTGCGTCGAACATTTGTTCTTATATAAAGGCGCGTTGACGACCTCACTTCAAGGCAGGCTATAGCCCTTGCCCTGTGCGGATTTCTGATTAAGAAAAGTTTGCCCATCTCGTGCCGTGTCCCCCTTAAACATAGTTAACCCGGTTAAACACAAAGTGGACAACCTGACGTACTTCCGGCAAGTATGCACACACATGTAGTTTGCAAGTAAATGAAAGTGGTAAGGGTTCAAGGCTGTTCGGCTTGTAGCCCATACGTCCCAACGGTTTCTGCAATCCTTATCGCAATGCTACTTCCTTGTACTTGTGAATACGCTTTGCTTACATACTTGTAAGATGTTATCACCGTGGACGACCTCGCATATGGTGTGCTAGTAAATGCTATTTAATGTATTTAAAGAACTAACACTCATCACCACCCGTAGTGCTTGCGTTTGCAAGCAGTCGAATACTTGCATTACGTCACAACTCGCGCTACGTTCGGAAGCAGTAACGAATGTTCCACTCATGGTCTGAGGACGAGAAATGCCGCAAAGCCAGTCACCGTAAGGGCCCCCGCCCATTTAATACGGTCCTCCCCCGCTCCTTGAGGAGTATGTTGCGCAGCGGAAAAGCGGACAAGCCAAGCTTTTTTTATCGGCTCCCACTAATACCGGAGGGAGAATTTTGCTTAACGGACTTAGAGTTACACATTGTGATTAACGAATTACCCCGACAGACGTACAAGGTCATGTCAACTCTTATTAGTATGAAGTCTGTGAGTGGAGGGAAACCGATCCTTGAGGTTTCTTCAAGCGAAGCGCCGGAACGGAGAAGTCTTTTAGGGTCTATTCGACCCCCCTGCCATCACAACGTTTCGAAATAACTCACAAACTAGGACATCACAACGCTTCACTAATGCGCTTGGCTTGTCCTCAAGCAGATGGTTCCTGTCCAGATTGCGGTTGGACCAGTTTTCTACTACAGTTGAAACATGGCTGAACACGGAAGCACGACCTTCGCGGTCTTGGAAACGGTATATGACTACTGCCGAGATTCGCGCCAAGGTCCAACACTTGAAGAAATCCGGGCCTCCGTCCACCTTTCCAGCCCCTCTGCTGTTCATTTCCACATACGGAAACTAGAATCCGACGGGCTGATTGCCAGAATCCCCAAGAAGCACCGCTCTATGCGGCCTACACACAAGGGGGCTCGTTTGGTTGAGTTGATGAGAGAGTTCGATGAGTATGAGGAGTAACAGTGAAGATTGCTGTTAGCCGAGGCAAGAAGTCCAGTGGCGAAATTAACAGTTTTGCTGAAAGCATGGAATCTGCTCTGTTGTTTATGACCTTTGAGGAGAACCTTGCGGGGCTGATGAAGCAGACGCGTGCGATAAGGGACGGTAAAAGGGTTGGTGCGTGGGTAGAGGAGTCAATCCTGACTCGCGTTGTTGACGCTCGGGGTACGTTGAAGGCGATGCGCAACCGCATGGAAACGTTCGAAACAATGATGATGGTGATTGAGAATGACATATTGGAAGGACCAAGAACGTCGAATCAAGAAGGTTCTTGAAGACCGTGGGTGGACTGCCCGTCGTCAACCGGGGTCTGGTAATCTTGATTTTGAACAGTTCAAGAACGATGTGTACGGTACCTATGGTGATACGTCTATCTCTATCGACCACAAATCGACTCGCGGGAAGCAGTCAATCGGTATCAAGCTGGATGACTTGGAGAAATGTAAGAGGGATGCGGAGAAAAATGGCGACTACTGGACGCTCACGTTCTCGTATCTAGGTAAGCACACCGTGTATGCGGTTGTAGAGTTGAGCGAATTGCTTGACCTGATGGAAGGACGAGAGAATGGCTGATGCAGCGGAGGATGACCGAAATTTGAGCTGGCCCGATGGAGTCAAGATTAAGTGGCAAGAAGACGGACAGGCTTATGAGCTGGTCCCCCTGCTCGATACTACGGCGAACCGCGTGGTGTTCGTGGATTGCCTTGCGTGTGAGGGAAGTATGGACAATCGCCCTTATCCGCTGTGTGATATTTGTTTCGCTGCGGTCAGGGAACTGCGTGAAAACATGTTCCTTGACGGGATTAAGGAACTGATGTGATAGTTACCCTGATTTATGACGACGAGTACACTCACAGCGAGGTTGCTGCTCGTTGTTTCGAGATTGCCGAATCGTTCTCTCATATTGTTATCAATAGCAATATCACCGAGGACAACAATCCAGCCGCGTTGTGGGATTACATGGAAAAGACCGTTGACCTGACGCGCAGCGATTACATCATGGTGCTACGCGATTCTGATTTGATTGATGACCCGCAGAAAGTTGTTCCGTTCGTGAAGAACTATCCGGGTGCCGTGTATGCGTGTAAACGCTATTACATGGTGAAGAAAAACTTGTATCGTATGGACGGCGGGTTCAGTCCACACCTAGAGTACCAGTTGTTCCCCTACATGCCGGGAGCTACACTGTATCCTGATGCGGCCGTACCGAAACCAACGTATGTATACAATATGCACTTCGTAATGGAACCCCATATAACTATCCTCAATTTCGAACACTATAACAAATATGACACAGAAAAACTCAAAACCGTTGCCGAGTGGGAACTCTCAATCCCCAAGGCGGCGCATAGTCAAGGGCGCAACAGGAGCGCCGTTCGAGGTAATTCACGACCTTGAAGTCGCGTGGTGGAAGAACGCCAAAAAGAAATACACGAAACAGTACCTTTTTGACAACATCGCAGACCTTCAAGACTTGGACCGCCTCTTACAGTCCGAACTCGTGGCATACCGCTGGGGGTATTGGCTGGCGAACGAAGCCGACTATGACGGCAATCCAGTAGACGAAAAGCTGGTACGCGAGTCTTTGGGCAAGACACAAACCGAGTTACGTCTGCTGAAAAAGCATATGGGTATGGACCGCCGCGGTCGTATAGAATCGGAAACGCAATCGGTCGCTGACTACCTAACTACCCTGAAACGTCGTGCCAAAGAGTTCGGTATCCACCGCAACCATCAAGCCGCGAAGTCCATAAACCTTTTTGAAGAACTCTCTACCCTCATGGGGCTCAACGCACGGTCAGACGAACAGGAACGCGCAGAATTGGGCGTCACAGATGCAGACATCTTGGTGTGGATTCGCGAGGTGGCTATCCCCGAGTACCGTGACATCGACGACCAGTTTCGCAAGAAACAACGGTATTGGATTAAAGAAATCAATAGTTAAGGTCGGCATTGTGCGACGTTAAGCCCGATAAGGTCGCACTTTCACCCTCTGTGAGCCGGTTCTCTGCTGGTGACCTAGTTTCGGTGTCCGAACTACACAAAACGTGGGGTGGACGACCTATTTCGGAAGCCCTTGCACCCCTTGGAAAGTTCACAGCAACGCTAGGTTACGACCTTACATTTTCAGGGGGGGGCTTGCATCCACAGTTGTCGCAACAACACATCAGGAACATCCTGTAGTTTCGCCGCATGTGAGGCAAACGGAACATGATCCGGCGGGCTGCATTCTGGTGTTGCCGCAATATCGACATTGTGTTGGCATGAAATGTACTCCTCTTTTTGGGGGTACCGACCACCTTATCACAACGTATTTTGAACCTGCCTAGTATATTGGGATGGCAGTTAAGTCCGTAATACCAGATGAAGAAGAATCGTATCTCATAGCTTTGTTGGAAGATATCTCTGGTATCGACATGGCAGAACTTATGTGGGAAGACCCACAGGCGGGTAACATTGAACACATTTTTCGTGCGTGGGACTTTCAATACGGCTGGTGGCGGGACACATCAACGAAAGTCATTGACCAGTGTGGTCGTGCTGTTGGTAAAACGATGTCTGTTATTCTTCGAGGATGGCACTTTGGTCTTTGGAATCCCGGCGCGGAAATGGTGGTTACCGCCCCAGAGTTGGTTCACCTGAATCCTTTAACGTCGCGCATCGAAGACCGCCTACGAGACATCCGACTCACGAGAGAAATACTTCCCAAGCGTCATGGGATGGGCTTCACTCACCGACCGTTTCAAGCAGATTTCGTGAACGGAGCAAAGCTAGTTGGTCGTATTCCACAGAAGGACGGCAAAGGCGTGAAGGGTTTGCACCCTTTGCGTTTGGAAATGGATGAAGCTCAGGACTATCCACAGGCTGGTTGGATTGAGCTAATTGAAACGTTGAAGCACGGCGACGAGGGCGCACAGTGGCGTGCGCATGGCGTAGCCAAAGGAGTCCGCGACGAGTTCTACCGCCACTCACAGCCACATTCTGATTGGTCCGTTCACCGCATGACAGGTATGCATCGTCCGAACTGGAGCGACGAAGAACGGGAATCCAAGATTGAGTCTTACGGTTCTCGCGACTCTCCCGACTATCGCAGGAACATTCTTGGATTGCACGGCGATGCAACGAATCCGTTGTTCGTGCTGCACCGCCTGATGGCGTGCGTAGACGATATCGAGGAATCGGAATACAACGCCGACATTTATTACTACCGGCGCATTATCGACGAAATGGTTGTAGACCAAAACATCTACGATCTTGTGGACCCACCCGCATCACACTTGGGATACAACCGTGTGTGGGCAGGAATGGACGTTGGTATGACAAATCATCCGTCCGAAATTCTTGTGTTCGGCGAGGAATTACTACCGAAGGGGAAAGGCGTAAAGCTTATACTCCTGACTCGTCTGCACTTGGAACGCATCAGTTCACACAACCAGCGCGCAGCGATATCGAAGATTATGGACTTTTACAAGCCACGCCGGTTCGTTATCGACCGTACAGGGCTCGGACTTCCACTGTATCAAGAACTTATCGCGCAGCCAGATAAATGGACGAACAGGATCATGGGATACGCCTTTAACCAGAAGGTTGTCATCGGTTGGGACGAATATGAGGATTGGGAAAGTCCAGAGGATTACGAAATCAGAGCAATCGTTCAAGAGTACGCCTACGACATGTTGCGTAAATACGTCGATTCTGGGTGGCTGACACTCCCGTTTGATGTGGAACTTCTCGGTGAATGGCAAGGCCAAACGTGGGTGAGAGAGAAATCGGAGACTTCCGTATATGGGAAGCGCTCGTATGCGCGAGGTGCGTTCCACACACTCGACGCAGGCGGTATGGCAGTTTTGGGTCGTGAGTTGAATATTGTCGAATCAGTTCAAGAAATCAAAGAAGAAGCTGAAGTTATCCCAACCATCGTCATTTAAGTGGTAGTATCCCTGTTATGAGATTATCTGTGTCCGAGACTGCCGAGGTTGTCCACTTCCCTTTACAAATAGAGAAGTCACCCGATGAAGAACTCAACGCCATCTTGAAGATGCTTGTCGATACGCCACACTCGAATCCGGGTGAGCAAATAGCAACGTACATGGGACTGATGGCTCGATGCACGGAACTGAAAGTGTATTGCTTGGAGCATGAAGGGCGTGACAGAAAACTGAAAGTGCTGCGGACGCAGAAACTAGCACCCATAATCGACCTAATAGACTTTTTGTTCCGCGGAGCTTCGCGGCTGGTTGAGGTCGCACGACTAGATGTGGAGTTGTCCAAGTGAGCGAAATAGACGTTAGTGCCCACGAGGCATACGAAGTAGACGGCCAAATCATTGTCGCGGAACGTGACCCCGAGATAGTGGAGGCCGCAGCAGACATGGCTCGTCCCGGTGGCGAACTAGATAGCACGAATAGAGTTGTTGCGCGTGCCATTGCTTCTTGGGCAGAGGACATCCAAGGCAGTAGCTCTCGCAGCAGCCAAGCGCTTTTTGAGCGTGACAAGTACGTTACGCCAGCGAAGATATATAAACAGATGGAAGTTGCGTATAGCGCCCTCGATGACGACATTGTTGCCAACGCCCTAGACGTAACTGAGGCTCTGGCATTTAACCGCGTGCGTGCCATCTCTGATGACGAGGACACGCAGAACGTCTGGAACCAGATACTTGGTGACCTCAACATGGATGCTTGGATTCGTCAGGCATGGTCCGAACTGTTCACCGTGTCTCATTACTACGGCATCCGCTGGTGGGGCGCGAAGGAATACACCGTTCAGGGAGTCCGCGATAAGCGGAAGTCCCGCAAGAAATACAACATCATTGTCCCCACAGAGCTGGGTTTCCTCGACCCGATGCGTGTCGTGCCCATTGCTCCAGACATGTTCGGGAACTATCGCCTTGCGTGGATTGCAGACGAAGGCGATATGAAGCTGTACGACAGTACCGACGCCGCGACACAATCCGATGACGTTGTGAAATCGCTGTTCGTGAGCCACTACACGCCATCGAAATCTGAAGAAAAGATGCTGTCGAAGCAAGGCGTTGAAACCGACAGGCTGCTCGAACTGAACGACGAATTTGTGTGGATGGGTACGCAGACAAAGCCGCCCTATGAGCGGTGGCCCCGTATCCGCCTGAAATCAATCTTCCCACTGTTAGATTTGAAAACACAGCTACGCCAAATGGACCGTGCCGTGTTGCTGAGTGGTACGAACTTCATCGTTTTGGTGAAGAAGGGCACAGACGCCCATCCAGTGAAGAAAGCTTCCGAGATGGAATCAGTTGTTGAACAGGTACGCACAGTTTCTCGCTCTCCAGTCATTGTTTCTGACCACCGGCTAGAAATAGAAATTATCACACCCGACTTGACGGCTGTGCTGAACTCTGAGAAGTGGAATACCATTGACTCGCGTATCGCTATGCGCCTGTGGGGTACGTTCGTATCGAATCCGACAGAAGGCAGAGACACCTCTCTCACTCTTGGCCGTGTCATTGCGCGTGGAATATCTTCGCGTCGCCACATGCTGAAGCGTGACATTGAGAGAAACATTTTCAAAGAGGTGCGGGAACTCAACGAAGACGATTTTGGTGAAAACGCCAAATTGGAGTTCACTCCTCAGCGTATTGAGCTGGAGATGGACGAAGCGATTGCGAACATCATTCAGGAACTCCGTGACCGTGGCGACCTTTCTCGTGAAACGACGCTGAACGAACTCGGATTCGACCAAGAAACTGAAGCTGCGAGGCGTGAGTACGAGGACAAGAAGTGGAAGAAGGTGTTCGAGCCTCCCACTATTCCGTTCGACAGCCCGCAAAAAACACAAGGCACTCCACAAGGTGATGGCCGCAAGTCCGGCCCCAACAAGGAGCCCAAGAAGAAAACTGAGGGGACTGAATAATGGAGATGTTCACAGTAGAACACAACGGGCGCGTGTTCGCGACTGCGGAAGCAAGGATTGTTTCTGCCCCTGACGAGATACCCGTCGAAATGGCGATGTCACTGCCTGACGAAAAGCTGAACGATTCATATTTGTGGATTGCTGGTCGGTTTGTTCAGGCAGGGAGAACGAATGCGAACGGTCACTTTTGGCAAGACGAAGACCTTGAACATGGCAACTCGTCTATCAAGCACACACCGATGAATCTCCTTCACCAGTTCGCTCGTCCTGTCGGTGTGTTCGTTGATTCACAGATTGTTGCGCCCGCAGAAGAAACTGCTGCCAAGGGAGTCACCAACGAGATTCAGGCTCTTGGTGTTGTGTGGGCTGGCAATTTTCCACAGATAGCGAATGAGGTTCGCGAGCATCACGAGGCAGGGAATCTTTGGTTCTCTATGGAGTGCGTAGCGGAGGAGAAGGCTTGTCTCGATTGTGGTGAAGTGTTCCCGTGGGCTACGGCACGCCAGTTGACTTGTGAGCATATGCGTGCTTCTGCTGCCGCACCAAGACGTTTGATTAATCCGACGTTCGTTGGCGGGGCGCTCATCTACCCTCCAGAAAAGCCTGCGTGGAAAGACGCTGATGTTACAGAAATGGCTCGCGAACTTGTGATTGAATATGCTGATGCAGACTATTCAACTACCGAAGACAAATACTCTATTGATGAGTGGACTTCTTTGATGGACCTTATTTCTACCTAGTTTGCACATCTTGTATGGTCGCCCTAGAATTGTGTTATCCTTTCTAACGACGGTTGTTATATGATGAATAAACAAGAACTCCACGACAAGCTTTTGGTAGAAATGCCCGAAGCAGCAACGCATGACAGTTCGAGTTGTTCATTTTGTAACGTAGAACATGCCTCTATTGGAGGAAACACAATGGCAGACGACAAGAAACTATACGATCAGGAGCAGGTCGATAGTCTCGTTGTGTCCGCAGTTGACAAGACCGTTGGCGAAGTTACGGCAGAATTGGACAAGGAACTTGTTTCTGTCCGAGCCGAACTTGCGCAGGCACAGGAACTTCTTACCGAGACTAAATCGGAACTTGAGAAGCTCCATGCAGACATCGCTGAGAAAGACGAAGCTACGCGCCTTGTCCTTCTTGGAGACGAGCGTGCCGAGAGCGTGAGCGAGGTTGCTACCTTCACCGACGATGAACTTGAAGACCGCAAGGCACGATGGGCCGCGATGTCAGCCGAAGATTTTGAGGTAACACTCGAAGACTTCCGCACTATCGCCAAAGCCGCTTCTAAGACTTCCGAAAAAGAAGAGAAAAAGGTCACCAAGAAGACTACTGAGGTAGCCCTTGAGCGTGACACCGCTTCGGACGATGAAGACAGCGAACCTGTCGCGTCGTTCCTCGGAACACTGAACTAGGAGGAATTATTTATGGCTGGTTCACAAGCCACTCGTAATTTCGGATTCCGCCGGTTCACCAATCTGGTCAGGACGGGACGCTTCCGCGCCCCTGCCGCCTCAGACCTGAAACTCGGCACCGCTGTCGAGGTTGATGCCTCCGATACGGATAGGGTTCGTCAAGCGACGACCGCTACCGGTATGGGTGGCTCGGGTGTCGCGGGACAGTTCATTGGCATCCTCTGGTATGAGGTTGACTCTCAGAACTACAACGACCCACGCTTCGGTGCGGCTGCTGGTCAGTCTCCCGTTGATATGGATTGGGCTCCGCGAGGACGAATGGTGCAGGTACTTAGCGGTCCCGGCGCCAAAGTCTGGTTCCGAAACACAGAAGCAAATACGACAGAGCCGGGGCTTAACTGGCCTTCGACGCGTGATGAAGTCATCATGGTTGAAGACCTTGGGCATCACGGTACATCAGACCTTGCCGTTGGCGACCTTTTGGGTTGGGACGAAGGCAATGGTTTCTGGGGTCGTACCACAGACACTTTCGCAGTTTTGCGGGTTGACGCTGTAGACAATACAGCCGGTACCTGTGACGCGACGTTCTTGATTTAGGGGGGGGTCTTACATGAGTATTGCAAAGCAATTGATTGATAATAAGGGCCGTACCGCTGAGGAACGCGCCGAAGCCGCTGAACTGATGGCTCAGGTAAACGAAGACGCACGCAAAAATTGGGACGACCCCAATTGGCGGCGCGAGATGGCTGGTGTTCTCACCGAGTCAATTCGCGAAGGATTCGACCTGAATTCTCTGTTCCCAACTATCGTGGAAACACGGTCTGTTGGATTCGATGACCGAGTGATTCTCACTGAGGACACTGGCTTGAAGGTCTTCTATATTGCCAAGGGTGGACACATTGAGGCGTCCGCTATGGTGAGCGAGTCGATGGAGATTCCGAGGGATACCCTTGGTTTCCACGTTTACGAGTTCGAAGACAAGCTTCGCGCCAACTTTGGTGAGTCCATTTCGACGCTGCGTTCACTCGCTGTAAAGCGTCTGGATTGGGGCGTTCACAAAGCGCTGAAGTCGCTTGTTGAAGCCGGAATTGACACTGGCGACCCGCAGTATATTTCTGCGTCAGGTGTCTCTCAGGCTGCACTTGACCTTGCTATTAGTGAGGTACGCGACGAATCTCTGACCGGTGAAGTCACCGTTTGGGGTCGCGGTCCAATGATTGACCAAATTTCTGGTTTCACAGGGTTTGCCGATGAGGCACTTGAAGAAATTCGGAAGCGTGGTCGCATTGGTGTATACCGGGGTGCGAACATCGTTCAGGCGAATAACTACAAGGACGAGGACGGCGTTTCGTTCATGCCTGCAAACGAAATGTACGTTGTCGGTTCCGATGCTGGCCTGTTTGCCATGTACGGTGGACTCCTTTCCAAGGAGTACGTCGAGCAAGACAACTGGTACTGGCACTACATCGGGCGTCAGGATTTCGGTGGAGTTCTCCATCGTCCCGAGCGCGCGCGTAGGTTCGTCGATACGAACATCTCTGCGTAGTTTTCACTACAAAGATAACAAGAGGTGGGGGACCCGAAAGGGTCCCTCTCTCTTTGTGTTATCCTCCCTAACAAGGAAAGTCCGTTAGGAGGATTTATTGTGACTACGGAAGTAAGTGCCATTGACCAAGTGGAAATTTGGCGCAACTCAAGTAAAGGTATCGCGTCTATCAGAGTTCTGGATACTCTCGGTCGTGAAACAGATAAAGTCGTTCGTGGTGGTCAGACATTTCAGGTGTCTGCCCGTGAGCGTCAAATGAATCAGTGGGCGGCAGCGTCCGGTGAGCAGGACATGTTTCGGAACGGGTTTTTCACCCTGATTTCCCCATCTAAAGTTACGAACATGCAAGAAATCGTTGGTGAGTCTTCATGGACTGACAAGGCGATTGAGGAATTCATTCTCCAGCGTGTCGGTGACGACAAGGCCGGGGAAGATGCCGGTGATGCATTGGACAAAGCCCTGATGACGATGAGTTCCCCTGTTACTCTTGACAGGTTCAAGGAAGAAGCTGCATTGCAGAAACTTCCCGCAAAGCTGCGTAAGAAGATAGATGCTCGCCTGAAGGATGTCGATACGAGGGTAGAGACTACCGAGCGCGAGATTGTCTCCGATAAGCAGGTTATCAAAACGAAGCCTGAGCGGGTGGCTAGCTGATGGCAGAGTTGGTCAGCGGCGTCCCGTCCATTGCGGACATTCCGGCAACCGATATTCGTACTGCGTTGAGGCAGACGATGGTTATGGGGTTGCCTTCGGTCGTCGCTGACCGGCCCACTTTCTATTGGGATAAAGAGGTCACGTTCGCGGAGCATGACTCTGCTGACAGCCCGTGGGATTGGACTGCTGCCCCTACGTTGGATGACACCCCAACAGAGCAGCAAGTTATCTGTGCTTTCGAGTTCGCTGCACCATTCGGACGTACAGGTGCGGTGCCGGAACGTATCGGTGAGTTCAATATTTCGACTGTGATTATCACGTTGTTCGAGGACGAGTACGCGGCTATCGACGGTTTTACTTGGGTGACAATTGGGCCCGAGTTAAGCAGAAGGTGGTATTTTCGCTATGTACAGCCCACCACGAGTCTTGGCGCGCTGTCGGTTTATTCTATTTCTTGCGCAGCGGAGGACACATGAGCGGGCTACGCGACAGGTTTGTTTACGAATCTATTTGGGAGCATATCAACGCGGAGCTTACGGCTAAGGATTGGTTCGCTCTGGACGATACACATACACCGATTACGGTGACGTATTCGTTTCCAGATGACGAGGAACCGGTTGAGTACAATACCCTTGCGTTGACTACGGGTATGCAGGACTCTGAGTATGTGGAGATGGGTTCCCTTGATTATGAGAAGAACGTCATCTATTACATAGATTTCTATGCTGAGAGTGATTCTCTTGGTATGCATCTGATAGGCGATTTGGAACACTTTTTGAAGAAGACTCCAGCAATGGATGTATACGATTACGAAAATGCGAAAGCAGTTATTGCTTCTGCTCAGGTGGGGGGCGTGTTTACGCGTCGTCCGGTGCGTGTAACGCAGCCTTGGCAGAAGCATTGGTACACGCTTTCGTTTGATATAGAGGACGGTATCAGATGAGTCAGAGGCAACAAGGGACGAACGATTTTGCTAAAAACCTTGTAGCGAATCGGGCACGCAGATGCTCTGCGACGATTCTTACTTGGTTGGAAAACAACGTGTATGACGACATACCGCCAGAGAAGCATTCGGATGTTCGGCGCACCATTTTGTCGAACGTGAATGACCTGTCAGACATTGCTATTGATATAGTGAAATCAGATACTGGACAGATTAACGAGTTCTGGGTTGAGGAACTTGCAGAGATAAAGTCGATAATGCGTAGCGAATGGTGAGCTAAATGCCTATCTATCTGGGCGAAGATGGCGAAGAACTTTATGGGGGCACGCTTCGCGTACCGCCTACGGAGCATATTCTTCGTGCAGCCGCTGGAAGGAACCTTGGTCTTGAACGGTTCCTGAAACGTCGCGGGAAGCTCCAGAAGCAATACCTTGACATACCCGGAATTGGTGTCCTCATTCCCGGTCGCTTCATTGGTGGCGTTGCTCTTGAGTTTCTTGAGAGCGTCTATATCAGGT